GATTGACGCCGTCATTGATGCGCAGATCGCGGCCGGCAACTGGCCGGTGCGGCCCTGAGTTCCGCTACTTGAGCGACATCCATAGGAAAGAAAACCATGTCTCGACTGACCGACAACGACCGCCGCTTCGGCCCGCTCACCTGGGGCAAAACGGACAGCTACCGGCCGCTGCGCCTGACCTTCTGCACGGGCGGCCACGATGACGACGACCGCCCGCACAACAGCGTGACGGCCTGGGCTTTCGGTCGCGTCCTGCGCCTCAGCCTGCCCACGCTGGTGCAGCCCTTCCGCATCAAGCACATCGCCCAGACCTGGGATGCCGCCACCGTGGCGCGCATGGGCCGGAATTGGTACTACGAGAGCTTCCCGCGCGAGTACGGTTTCAGCTTCAGCGGCGAGGGGTTCTTCCAGATCTTCTACGGCCCGCAGACACATGACAGCACGACCACCAAGAGCTGGAGCAAGTTCCTGCCTTGGACGCAATGGCGCCATGTGCGGCACAGCTTCTACGACGCAGCCGGCGAGCACTTCTGGACCGAGCCGGAGCGCAAAGGCCGCTGGAAGACCGGCGAGTGGGAAGAGATGGACCGCCAGCGCTCGGCCTGCCCGACCGTGGCCTTCAGCATCACCGACTACGACGGCGCCGTGATCCAGGCGACCACGCGCATCGAAGAGCGGGAATGGCGCTTCGGCGATGGCTGGTTCAAGTGGCTGTCTCTGTTCCGTCGCCCGATGGTGCGCCGCAGCCTGGACATCCACTTCAGCGCCGAAGTCGGCACGCAGAAAGGCTCATGGAAAGGCGGGCTCATCGGCACCAGCATCGAGATGCTGCCCGGCGAGGACCACGAAGGCGCCTTCCGCCGCTACTGCGAGCAGGAGCACCGCGACAAGGGCGGGCGCTACCGCATCACCCTGAACGCCGCCTGATTCCCATGTACTGGAACTGAACATCATGTACGGCGAATGCGAACCGACCCCGGAAGAGTGGGCCGAGCAACTGAAGCAACAAGCGGAGTGGCGTGAGACGTATAGCGGCCCTGGGTGCGCGCGCGTCACGGCACCCGCGCCGGCCGCAAAGCCTGTTGCCGCCGCTCCGATGACCAAGACCAAGTGCCGCGCGTGCGAGCGCCTGTTCTTCGTCGTCCATCAGGAGACCGGCTACTGCGAAGAGTGCATGGGGCACCACATCGCCAGCGCAGCCGCCCGCGAAGCGTGGATCGCCCGAGGTCGTCCGATGCGGCCCGACAAGCCGCGCCGCGTCAGCTACGGCATTGCCGTGGACCGCGCCTACTTCGACGACATGCGCGAATGCGACTTCGACCCCGACATCGGCGACCGCTGATTTCGATACCTAGAACTGACGTATGACAACCAACGTTGACACCTGCCCCTGCCCCAACATCGGCGCCTGCGACGGCTTCTGCGCGCCATACGTGGGCCAGAAGTCGGACCCTGCGGCTCAGCCAGTGCTGTTCGACCTGACCGAAGCGCGCACCATCGTGGCCGACGCGATCCGCCACCTTCGCGCCGCGCACGTCCCTGTTCCGCGCTTGGAGGTGCTGGCCGAGTCCTTCCTGAAGGCGACCCATGCGGCAGCCAAGGGCGACGAACTGTGGGACCAGACGCTGCGCGAGCGCGACCGGTATCACGAGGTCGCCGACGACCTGGCCCAGGCCATCGCCAAGCACCTTGACGTGGACATCGGCGAGCACTCCAGCGCGAATTGCCCGTGGGACGAGGCACTCGAAGCAATTGCCCAGGCACCAGCCGTAGTTGAGACGGCAAGAGCTGCGGCCCTGGAACAGGCTGCACAGGTGGGGTTTCACGCCGCGCACAACGGCATTCAAGTGGCCGCCGCCATCCGCGCCCTGAAAGCCGTTACCTAAGCCTCGCCCATCACTTTCCTCAACCGCCTGAAAGGCACACCCATGACCGAAGCCCAAGCGCCCGCCGCCCCCGTCGATGAACTCGACGAGGCTGTTCCGTTCCGCCAGCTCGACGACCACAAGGTCAACCCGGCGAACGACCTCATCAAGATCGAGGTCATCGACGAGCCCGGCAGCGGCGGCGCCAACCACGCCTATCAAGTCAGCGGCTACGACTGCTGCGGCCTGGACGGCACGCTGATCACCTTCCAGAACGGCCCGATCAACGAGGTGGGCGTGAACGGCCTCACCCATGAGGCGCTGCTGGCCATCGTCGCGGATCGCCTGCGCAGCTTCCAGAAGGGGCCGTTCGCCACGCGCTACAACGCCCTGGCGCTGACCCACATCGAGGAGGCGCAGAACTGGCTGAACCGTCGCACGCTGGAGCGCATGCGCCGCGGCGTCGAAGGCACGCACAAGGTCTGATCGAGCGCTGACCGCGCCCGGTTCGCCGGGCATCACTCAACGCTTTCCCATGTACCGAACTCGCACATGAACTACTCGGCGCCCTTCGGCGGCTTGGCCTTCTCCAGCGCTCGGCGCGCCCAGTCCTTGCCGTGTGCCTCCACCTTGGCGACGACGGCCGGCGGCACGAACAGCACCAGCCGTTCCAGCTTCTCGTCGGGCGTTTTCTTGGGCCTGCCCCGGCCGCGCTTGGGTTCATCCATGGGGCGAATTCTAGTTGCACAAAAAACACTTGCAACGCCTGAATTTCACTGCAACAATAAATGCACTGACAACGCAACGGAGCACGACATGAGCCTGACGACCGAACAAGTCCGCCGAGTGCGCGATGCCATCGCCGAGTGCGACCGTTTCATCGCGAAAGAGGAGCCGCGTCGCGCCGATCTTCGCCCCGCCAATGTCCAGAAGATCCTGGATCACTACAAGGCGCATCGCGTCAAGCTCGTGCAAATGTTGGAGGCTGCGTGATGGCCGTCAACGTCGCCGTCGGCGTTGCAAACGTCGCACTCGTGGAGGCCGGCCTCCCTCGGGTGGACATGCTCGTCGCGGCGCTCAACTCCACGCTGTGGGTGCTGGATCACCCTGACGTGAACGCGCTGAACTTTGCCGGCAACCCGCGAGGTCTGGCCTCGCGCCTTCGCGCCCTGATCGCGCCGTTCGGCACCGGCTCCGACATGACCGCCGATCCTCGTGCTGAAGAAGCGTTTGGCGCCTTGCGGCAACCGCAAGGCCTACCGGACGACATCGCAGCCATGTCCGAGCAAGAGATAGACGACGAGCTGAGGGCGCTTGGCATTGACCCGGAGATTGCTGCCAAGCGGGTCGGAGATGCCATCGCCAAGGCCACGGCGCCTGATTCCAACCCTTGAAGCCTGCACATGACCATCAAGACCCTTCAGGGCGACACGCGCCAGGTGCTGAAGACGCTGCCGGACGCATCGGTGCACTGCTGCGTCACCAGCCCGCCCTATTTCGGCCTGCGCGACTACGGCATGCCCGAGCAGATCGGCCTGGAAGAGACGCCGGCCGAGTTCATCGAGCAGCTGGTCATCGTGTTCCGTGAGGTGCGGCGCGTGCTGCGCGACGACGGCACGCTGTGGCTGAACATCGGCGACAGCTACGCCAACGACACCAAGTGGGGCGGCGCCACCAGCGGCAAGCATGCCCAGGGCGTGCACGGCAACTCGGGCATTGGTCGGCGCCGCACGGCCACGGGCTACAAGTCGAAGGAGCTGATGGGCATCCCCTGGCAACTGGCCTTCGCGCTCAGCGCTGACGGCTGGTATCTGCGCCAGGACATCATCTGGCACAAGCCCAACCCTATGCCGGAGAGCATCAAGGACCGCTGCACGAAGGCGCACGAATACGTGTTCCTGCTGAGTAAGGCCGAGCGGTACTACTGGGACCTCGATGCGATGCAGGAGCCGGCCGCGTTCCCTGCTGGGCCGGGCAATGTCGAGATCTCGCCGGCCGTGCCCGGCCTCGCGGAGCACAACAACCGCAGCGGCCTGCACAAGATCGGCGCCCGCGAGACGCGCAACAAGCGCAGCGTGTGGTCGATCAACACCAAGCCCTTCAGCGAGGCCCACTTCGCCACGATGGCGCCCGAGCTGGCCGAGACCTGCATCAAGGCAGGCTGCCCCATCGGCGGCACGGTGCTTGACCCCTTCGGCGGCGCCGGCACGACGGGCCTGGTGGCCGACCAGTTGCAGCGCGACGCCGTGCTGATCGAACTGAACCCCGAATACCTCGAGATCTCGAGGAAGCGGATTTCCGACGACGCGCCGCTGTTCGCGGAAGTCGACCACGTCCCATCCCCCGCTTGAGGGTCTGACCATGAACAACCAGCCAACGTTCCCGCAGGCGCGCGAGCGTTACTACGTGGAGAAGGCGTCCGGGTCCGACTGGGCCTACGTCATTGACCGCAAAACCGGCCGCCGCTGCTCCCGCTTCAACTGCCACAAGCTGTACGGCCAGTTGGAGGGATTCCAGGCTGCCGAGCGGCGCGCTGGGTGGATGAACCGCCAAGCCGCCTCCGCCTGAAAACCATCCTTGGGAAGAGATGCTTTGCTCCGACGAGCTGAGAGCCAACTGACCGTCCCACCCTTCGAACTGACGTATGAGCACCGCCACCTTAGACAGCGAATTCCTGTCGGCGGCCGAGGTCAAAGACCTGACCGGCTGCGCGAAGCCTGACGACCAGGAGGCCGAGCTGAAGCGCCAGGGCCTGCCGGCCAAGCGCCGAGGCAACCGCCTGCTGGTGTCGCGCTTCCACTGCCGCGAGTGGCTGTCCGGCAGGCCCGTGGCACCATCGCGCGGCATCAACCTCGCCCTGGTGAAATGACTGGCCAGCACCCACGGCTGCGGCACCACTCGCGCAAGCGCAAGAGCGGGCGCGTCGTGACGTATTACTTTTACGACATGCGGCCAGAGGGGAAGCCGGACGTGCCGCTGGGCACCGACTTCGACGAGGCGCTGAAGAAGTGGGACGAGCTTTACAACCGTGCGCCGCGCATAGCCGGCACGCTGGAAGAGGCGTTTTCCGGCTGGGAGACCGACAAAGAGCGCGGGCTGCCCAGCTACACCAGCGCCGAGACGAAGCGCGGATACACGAAGAACCTGCGCCAGCTGCGACCGGTGTTCGGCGAGGCCACATGGGATCAGATCGACCTGCCGGCGCTGAAGGCCTATCTGCGGGCGCGCACGGCGAAGACGCAGGGCAACCGCGAGATGTCCCTGCTGTCGATCATCTGGAATTGGGCGCGCATGGAGGGGATGACCCGCCTGCCCTGGCCGGCTGCCGGCATGGAGCGCAGCCGCTGGAAGAACGAGGAGCAGCCCCGCGAGTTCGAGGTCACGCCCGAGTTGTTCGCCGCCGTCTACGCCGAGGGCGACCAGGTGCTGCGCGACTGCATGGACATCAGCAGCGCCACCGGCATGCGCCTGACCGACGCCCGCCAGGTGCTGCTGCCGGCCGGCGACCTGCTGCGCCTGAAGGCGAGCAAGACCGGCAAGAAGGCCGACTTCGACCTGAGCCTGTCGGCGGTGCTGCCCGACCTGATCGAGCGGCGCCGAGCGCTGCGGGCTGACCACCTCATGCTGCTGTCCACGCCCGACGGCCGGCCGGTGTCGCAGCGCATGCTGCGTGACCGCTGGGACGAGGCGCGCCAACGGGCGGCGGTGAAGGCCGGGCTGGCGAACGATGACGAGCTTCTCCGCGGCATCCGAGCCATGTACCTGCGCGACATGCGCAAGATGGCCGGCGATCTGGTCGAGACGGACGAGGAGGCTGCGACCCTACTGCAGCACGGCAGCGTTGCCCTCACGCGGCGGCATTACCGTACCCGCGCGACCAAGCTCAAGCCGGTGCGCTGAGGCGTTCCGCTTTCTTTGCGCTAGCCCTGAACGATCTCGGTTCAGACGCGGAACACTTTGCTGCCCCTGTGCCGATGCCCATTGACGAAAGTCGGCGCGGGCCATGGGACTCAAAATCCCCCGCCGCAAGGTGTGCCGGTTCGAGTCCGGCCCCGGGCACCAGACGAAACTGAATTGCATGTGTTCCGCGTTTGTTCCGCGACGCGTTCCGCAAACGGGGCCACGGGCACCGGCTCAGCCGATGCGCGCCGCCGCAGCGCGCGCAGTTCACGGCAGGGCCTCGGTGTCCGGCCAGTCGCCGCGCTTGACGTGACCCCGGAACAGCGGGGGAGGCAGCTTCTTGACCTTGGCCCTGTCCGGGACGAAGTGAACGACACGCGGCCTGCCATGGCGCCGCTCTGCGAACAAGACGTGCGGCAGCTTGGAGCCTAGCCGGCTGGTCCTGAGCAACAGAAGGCGCTCGCGGTCCTTCTCCCCGCCTCGCCAGACCGTGAAGTACCGTTCGCCGTCAATCCGCACCCGGCGCGAGGCCAGCCACCGCCGCCAGTACAGGGCGACGGCGAAGGCGATGCAGTTCGAGCGCATGACATCAGCTCGCCACGCCCTTGACCTTCTCGACGGAACGGTAAGCGCCCAGACCCAGCATGCCGAACAGCAGCGGCATCATGGTCGCCATGTCCATCTGCGGGAACTTGACGGGGTGGCCAGCCAGCGCGGCTCCCCACTCCGCCATGGGCCCGACCACGAACTGCACCGCGAAGCCCGTGCCGCACACCCAGCCGACGAAGGGCCGCCATCCGGCAACGAAGGCGTTGCTGCTCGCCGCCTCGGTCTGGTTGATGCTCATCTGCCCGGCCATCTGCGAAAGCTCGCCCTGCTGCTGCAGCTTGAACAGCTCCAGTTGCGCGGCGGCTTTCTGGGCAGGGTCGGGGAAGATGCGGTCGATGACCTTGCCGCCGATGTCGAGCAGTGCCGTGACGGGATCGAGGCTCATGGGTACACCTTTCGGTCGAGTTCGAAATGCGGTCCATCGCGGAACGTGACCCAGTCGCCTCCCCAGCAGACCGCCACCTTGAGTTCAGCGGCGGCTTTCTTCATGGCGTCGGCCAGGTCGTAGAACGGCGGCCAGGCCCAGCTGATCTGGCCGCCGATGATGGGCGCCAGGTCGACAGCGTGGCCGGTGATATGCCGGCTGCTCATGGTCCGCGATGCACCGCCAGCCACGAGCTCTGCTTGCCGCTCGATGGTGCGCACCCCCTCTGTCACAGCGAAGTCGACTTTGCTGAGCTGCAACGCCCGCTGCACCACGCGCACAAGGTCCGGGTGGACGCCCTGCAGTTTCGTCAGGCTGCGCCCGCTCAGCTGGTAGCTATTCATTTGCCGTCCAGCGGCGCCGCGCCGGTACTGTCGAGGAACGGGCGAGGCTGGCCCTTGATCACGCCCGAGCGCTGCAGCAGCGGCTTCAGCACGCGCTTCCACAGCCATTCGATGACGAGACAGGCCGTGTAGATCGCCGCCAGCATCTGCGCCACCTCGCCCCAGGTCATGCCGCCGAGGAAAACCGCGCCAGCGCTGGCTGCCTTGGCCACGGGGTGCTTGATGTCGTCGTTCATGCTCAGTTGCTCGACATGATTAGCCAGTTGGTGCCGTCGCTTTGCAGCTCGCACCACTTGCCGACAGTGGCCGCCAAGATGGACGCTGACAGCGCCCCGCCGCCGATGGGCGAGACGTTGGCGCTTGCGGAGTTGATGGCGAAGGCGGCGGTATTGCGGAAGCTCAGCACACGCCCCGGGTAGGCAGCCGGGCTCGGCAGCGTGACGGTACATGTCGCTGAGGTGAAGAAGGACAGTGCCGCGTCCGTGCCGGCCACCGTGTAGGTGGCGGCTGTGATGCTCTTGACCACCGACGTGATGAGATACGTCGGGATGTTCTTGGAGACCGTGATTCGATCAGGGCCTCCCGAGCAGCGGTTGCCGAAGTCGAAACCCTCGTCCCCGGTCGTCGGGTCCGCGCCTGTCACGCCGGAGTGCAGATAGTTGTACGTGTAGGCAGCAGTGGCGTTCGCGATGTTGTTGCTGCTGCTGTTGATGCCGTCGCCCTGGACGAGCATGTCGAAGATCTGAAACGCGTGCACAGCCGGGAAGGCACAGCAGTCCTTCGTGGAATTGCCCGTCACCGTGGCGCGCTTGGACTTGACGCTGATGCCGTGCGATCCCGAGCGCTCGGCGTAGTTGAGCGACATCGTGTCGCCCTCGCCGTTGATCGTGAAGGTGGTGTGGCGGCAGTTGCGTGACGTGTTGCCGTAGCACTGGTTGGCCGTGTAGACGCCCGGGTCGGCGACGTTGTAGTAGCTCTGCAGGTCGAAGCCGTCGTAGAACGCGTCCTGCGAGTGGTTGCCGAAGATCCGGCACCGCTTGCTGATGACGTCGGTCGTGTTGGTGCCGTCGTACTGGTAGGACTTGTAGTTGCTCTCGCCGTTGAGCCTGGAGTCATTGCCGTAGCACTCCAGTTCGTCCTGCGCCCACCACAGGATGCCGCACTGGCTGGCGTAACGGACGCGGTTGTTGATGATGCGGTTGCGAGCGCCGCGCGCCAGCGTCTGGCCGTTCAGGAAGTTGATGCCTTCGCGCGGGCCGGCGCCGAAGTCGCAGCCCGACACCTCGGAGTCGCTGTAGCCCTCCAGCTGGATCAGCACAGCCCGGCCTGTGATGCCGCTGATCTGCACATCACGGCGCGCCGTCAGGCCCGTGCTGCTCTTGAAGATGATGCCGGGGTTGATGGTCTTGTTCGCGCTCTGGTTCTGGATGGCGCCAGAGAGAGACGCCCAAATGTCGGTGTCGAGCGCAGATGGCTGATAGCCCTCCAGCGACTGCACCACATCGCCGGCCACGTTGACCCAGGTCGTCGTGTTGCGCAGCAGCGTGTAAGGCGTCGTGATCGGCATCAGGTTGAGATTGCGGATGCGGCTGCCGTCACCGTCCGTGATCTCGAAACACGTCACGTCGCTGTTGATCGTGCAATCCTCGCCGAGGATGTCCACGGCGCCGGTGTATGTGACCTTGGACAGCAGCTTGAAGGTGCCGCGCATGGCCAGCGGGATGCCGAGCGCCAGAGCCGCCGCCAGGGCGGTGCTGCAATCCGTCGCGCCGGTGTTGTCCACGCCCAGCAGCCGCACGTCGATGCGGTGCTGCTTGAGCGCGTAGCCAACGGTGCCGCTGGCGTATGCCATGGCGTATGCGAATCCGACAAGCGCCGGGCCCTTGGTGGCGCTGGCGGTGTTGGCGAGGTCGAGGGCGAGGGCGGCGGCGCTGCCGCTGACAGGCGCGACCAAACTGACCCGGCCGTCAGAGTCAAAGCCAAGAAGCAGGTTGGCGCGAGAGGCGGCGGCCGGCAATGTCGAGCCATCGGCATCAGACGGTGAGAACACCAGCGCGCGACCGACGATCTCCAGGGCCTGCTGGACCAGCTGCGTCAGACGGTCCAGCCCGATCTCGACGGTTGCGGCCGGGAAGTCGTCGCCGTCAGTGAAGTCGTGGGTCTGCAGCGGCTGAACGTCGCGCAATACCGTGATGGTGCCGCCCGACGGATAGGCGATGGTCGTCGTGACGGTGCCTGTCGGATCGCCCGCACCCGTCACCGAATAGTCGACGTCCAGCACCAGTTCGGTTTCGTTGCCGTCGGCGTCGGTGTGGATGAGGGACAGGTCGCCGCTCTCGATGAAGTAGAACGGCACCGTCCACGGGCCGGTCGTCCCGTTGGTGTTGTACTGTGCCCGGGAGACGGTGGTTTCGACGGTCATGCGCGCGGCCCTCTAAGACCGCGGCATGGTCTTGGCTGGGGCGGCGAACGTTTTTCCCTAGCGGCTGGGGGCGATCAGCCACTCCTGGCCGTTCTTCTCCGCATCGCGCTGCATGCGCCGCAGGTAGCCCGGCGAGAGCATGTCCTGGATCTGGTACAGCACCATGTAGTTCAGCACTGGCCGGACGTAGAAGAGGTTCATGAATGGCGTGTTGTTCAGCACCTCGCCGAACGCACGGGCCGACACGTCGTCGCCTTCCAGTGCCTTGTGGTAGAGGTCGACGATGCGGCCGGCGCTGCTGACCACCGGGCCGGCCAGGCTCTCGATGGTGCCGGAACCCATGCGGTTGGCGGCGCCGAACAGGAAGTCGCCGTAGATGCCGGCGCCCCCACCCTGCACCATCGCCGCCAGCATGACCTTCAGCGCCTGGCCGTCCTCGGTGGGGTCGCGCGGCGTCTTGCCCTTGGCAATGTCCTTCAGCGACATCGAGGCGTAGCCCATCAGCGTAGACATCGCAATCAGCCGGGCCAGGCCCTGCAACTCACCGTTGCCGTTGCGCAGTGCGCCGATGAGGCTGTCGCCCTCGTAGCCGCGGCCGTAGACCTCGCGACCCAGGACGCGCTGCGTGTAGGCGCCAGTGAAGCTCTTGAACTGCATGGCGAAGCGCATGAACTCGCCGGTCCAGGTGCCGGGCCGCGTGCCCTGCAACACGATGGCCCGCGTCTTGGCGTCGGGCTCTAGCGCGAGGGTGCTGGTCTGGTCGACGAAGTAGGTGCGCAGCTTGTCCTCGATGTCGCGCCGCGCGCGCGCCAGCTCGCCGTCGGTCGCGCCGGCGCCGACGTAGCCGCGCATGACCGCCTCGTCCACGTCGCGCAGCGCCTCCGGCACGATGTAAGCCTTACCGTCGACGTGCTTCTCGGCGGTCTTGGCGATGACACTCCACTCGGCCTCCCCGATGCCATAGAGGCCGAGCACGCGCTGATACTCGCCGCCTATCTCGGCGAAGGACTTGCCAGCCTGCAGCGCCATGTGGTGCGACATGCCGAAGGCGGCCGACGTGCGCATGCGGCTCTGCCACCACTGGCTGCCGTTCCACTTCATGAAGGTGGCCATGACGCGGGACATCGAGCCCGCCTCGGCGAACGATCCCACGCGGCCGAGCTCGCCGGCCATGTTGTCGAGTACGACGCCGAGGGACGCGGCCAGCTCGCGGCGCTCCGGCGCGCTGAGGCTGCGGCCCAGGCCGCCGACGGCTTCGGCCATGCCGCTGAAGAAGCCGCGGCCCTGGTAGCGCGCGCCGCTGGCGTAGACGGCCACGTCGTTGAGCTGGGACAGCAGCATGCCGCCGAGCTTGGACAGCGACTCCCAGCTGCGCACGTTGGCCGCGCGTCGGGCCCACATGGCATTGCCGGCGATGTTCATGGAGCCGTCCACGGCCGACAGGTAGCGGTCGTGCGCGCCGCGGGCATCGCCCAGCTTCGTGACGGCCTCGACGTTGCCGGCCTCCTTGGCGGCAAGCGTCAGGTCGCTGCGAATGGCATCGACCATGGCCGTGGGGTTGGTTCCCAGCATCTGCATGATGCCGGTGGCCTGCGCGCTTCGCTCCAGCCCCTGCAGCACGCTCTCGCGCAGGTTGCCGGCGCCGAATGCCTGGTTGTAGTCGAACCAGTCGTCCGCGCTCTTGAAGATCACCGAGCGCGACTGCGACAGCTTCTTGGCCAGGTTGGCCGGCCCCTTGAAACCGCTGGCGACGTCGTCTGGCACGGCCTTCATGTGGTTGCCGCTGGCCAGATTCGTCCAGAGCGCGCGCAGCACCTTGTCGGCGTCGGTGGCGCCGCTGAGCGCCATCATCTGCGGCAGGTCGAAAGTGCGCCGGGCCAGATCGGCCCAGGCCTGAAAGCCGGCGTCACCGCCCTCGCCGCGCACCTTCTCGGGCACGTGGCTCTGCCGAGTGATGTAGTCGTCGCGCTGGCCGATCCAGGCGCCAGCGCGGTTGGCGTCGGTGCGCGTGACCTCCTGCCACTTCGCCACGATGCGGGCGATATCGACGGCCTCGGACGGCACATTGGACAGGTCGGCGCCGTCGCGGCGGATCAGGTACAGCGCGCGCGCCACGTCGCGGTCCAGCGCGCCGGAGGCGAACAGGGCGCCGTGGCCGCTGGCCTCCAGGTCGTGCGTGAAGCCGGCCAGGTACTGCGCCTTCAGCGACTCCTGCGTCGAGGCCACGCTGAGCCGGGCGCCCTGCTTCGCGCGCTGCGTGCCAACCAGCATGGAATCGATGCCGAGCGCCACGTTCTTGCCGAAGTGCTGCTGCACCCAGCCCGCGCGCTGGAGCCGCTTGGCGGCGTTCATGGCGGCATTGCGCTTCTCGACGAAGGCGGCCATCTCGACCTGATCGGCGACCTCCTGGCCGGCCTTCAGCCTGGCGTCTGCTTCACTGAGGCCGTCGCGGACCATCACGTAACGCGTGCGTGCCTCGATGGCCTCCTCCAGCGCCGCCAGCTCGGTCGCCGACAGCGGCGAGCCCTCGGCGGCGTTGACCTTCTCGAAACAATCGCTCATGTCCTGATCCCACAAATGGCGGCGATGCGCGACACCTCGCCGATGGCCCTGGCGCGCTTCACCTCGTCGTCGAAGGCGGCCAGACCCGCGATGCGGTCCAGGCTTTCGCGCGGGATGCCGTTGGCCTCGAGGTTGCGCACGAGGTCGTCCAGTCGCTGCAGGTCAGCCTCCAGCTCCTTCTCGATCTCCAGCGGCTCGCGGCGCTCCTTGCTGGCCGCAGCCTCGGATGCCTCGCGGCTGCCAAGGAAGGCAGCGTCGGGCTCGCGCTGCAGACGCGCCGCCCGCGCAACCTCCTGCGGCGTCGTGCGGTTGCCGATTAGGCCCGGGTCGGACCGTACCAGCGCCTCGACAGAGGGCAGCCGGCCCGCTGCGAAGTCGGCCACCGCGGCGCGCATGGCAGCCTCGCGGGTCTCTGGCTGGGCCATGCCGATGACGAATGCGGCCGGCGGCTCGTCGGCGCCTGTGATGGCGCGCGCGATGTCGGCAGCGCCACGGATGCGTCCAGCTTCCTCGGCGACACGCTCGGCGAAGCGCTCCGGCGTCTCGCCGCGGTCCAGCGCGGCCAGTTGCTGCTCGGCCTGGGAGGCCTTGGCGTTGGCGTCGACAGTAGCCTGCAGCCGATCGCGCGTGGCCGTGAGGTCTGCGGCCTCTTCACCCAGTTGCTTGCGGGCGCTGGCCTCGGCCTGCTTGCGCGACTGGCCCTGGCCCTGGAACTCCTTGGCCAGGCGCTTGAAGTCGCCGTCACCCTGCAGCGTCTTCAGCCGCTGCTCGATCTGCGCCAGCTGCGTGCGGGTCTCGGCGATGACGCGCGGTTCTGCGCGCTGCCCGGCTTCGGCCAGCAGTTCGGCCCTGAAGGTCTCGCGTAGGCCGTCGCTCGCCCGGGCAGTGGCCGCCTCGGGCGTCATGTCGTACAGCCGCGCGAAGGGGGCTTCGCTGACAACCGCCAGCCGCTGGCGCTCTGCCGGCTGCAGCACGCGCTGCTCAGCCACAGCCACCGGCACGGTGTCGCGCTGGCCCAGCCCCGCAGCGCGGCGCTGCAGATCTGAGAAGCCCGAGGCGTCCGTGAGCTTGCCGGCCTCGTAGTCCAGCACCTGGCGGATTTCCTTGGTGCCCAGGCCTGCGAACCGGCTGTACGGGTTGCCGCCGCCCAGGTGGTCGCCGATGGCGCCACCGACCGCATGCAGCCCACCGCCCAGCGCCGTGCCGAATGCCATGTTCAACAGGCTGTCTGTCAGGTGGTAGTCGTCCTGCATGGCTGTGCGCAGGCCGTAGGTCGGCAACTCCAGCGCCGCGGCGCCCGCGAAGCCCTCGGCGGCGCCAATGGCTGCCCGCGCGCCAGCCCTGGCCAGCGCCGACTCTCCGGCGTTGGCGAGTATGCTGGCCACGCGCGCCTCGCGCACCACCGGCATGAAGGCCGAGGCCACGTTTAGCGGGTCGGCCAGTCCAGCAAGCAGCATCGCGCCTCCGCGCACCGGCGTGCCGAGCCACGAGTAAGGCGTTGCCGCGTCGATCTCGCGGGCGAGCATCTGGTTGCGCTGGCGCTTGACGATGACGTCCACCGCCGACTGCGTGTAGCCGTCCGCCGGCGCCGAGTGCTTGACCCCGGCGTCCTTGAAAAGCTGGTTCGCCGCGTCCTGCGTGAGACGCGGCCCCTGGTTGGCTTGCTGCAACTCGGCGTAGTCGGCGATGACCGACGAGGCGTTGCCTGTGACGGCTGAACCGACGGCGCCAGCGAAGGACAGTCGCGCCGAGGGCTGCAGCTCGCCGCGGCCGGCGAGGACGGCGGGAGAGGTGTCGACGTAGTAGGGCATCAGCGGCGCGGGTTGAGTTCTTGCTGGCGCCGGCGCATCCACTCCTCTTGGCCCTCGCGCGTGTCGTCCACGGTCTTGGCGGTGGCGGCCTTGGTCGTGAGGTCGGCCCAGCTGCGCGCCACCGGCCGGCCGTCGGGCCCCAGCACCGCGTAGACGCCGCCGTCGGCGCCGCGCAGGCGCAGTTCCAGGCCGCTCTCGTCGCTGTTGGTGATCCACATCGCCCGAGTGCGCAGCACGTCGTCAGCCAGCAACTGCGGCGCGTCGCCGGCAAAGACCTTGGCCTGGCCGGTCTTCACCAACTCCTCGACCGCGGCATCGGTGCCGCGGCGGATGGCCGGCATGTCGACGGTCTTCGGCACGCGGTAGGTGTCGCCCCACTGGTACCGGCGGCCCATGGTCTCGGTGTAGGCCTGCTTGGCCGCAGCCTTGGCCGACTGACCGTTTCCCATGTAGTAGGTGGCCAGCTTCTCCGCTTGCTCCATCACCGTGGCCAGCGTTGAGCGGCCAGATGCACCCTGGGCCGCGAAGGTGCGCTGTGCCTCGTCGAACTGGGTCAACACGGCATCGCGCAAATCCTTGAGGTCGCCGGGCTTCACCAGCGCCTTGAGGTCGTCGGGCTTCATCTTCGCCACCTCGGCCATCCGCAGGCGGCTGGCATCGTTGGGCATGTTCGGGATGATCAGCGCCGCGGGCGGCAGCTTGTTGTCGCCGGCCAGCTGAGCGTAGACCTGCGGCCAGTACTTGCCCCACGACTGTTCCAGCCCCTGGACCAGCTCGGCGGCATTGGCGCCGCCCTGGTTGAACTGGTCGCTGATGGCGTTGGCCTGCATGTTCGTCAACAGCTTGGGGCCGCGCGGCTTGTTGCCGGCGACGTCGTCGCGGATGACGCTGACGCCCAGCCTCTCCTGCTCGGCCATGCTGGTCGAGGCGTAGCGCTGGACGGCGTTGGCGATGGCCGCCTGTCGCGAGGTGGGCGAGCCGAACACGGTGCCGGGCGCGGACACCTCGCTCAGCACCTCATTCAGCTGGCGCTGCGCCTCCTGCACGCGTGGCGACGTGGCGGCGGCGTAGGCCGCGGGATCCGCGGCGATCTGCTTCTCGACCAGCTTCTGCGCCTGCTGGACGGCCTCGAACTTCTGGGCGTTGCCAGCGAATCCTGCGCCGGCCGCGGGCTTCTGTGCCTCGACGATCTGCGCGCGCTCGACGGCGCTGGCGGTGCGCATTTGCTGGATGGCGCCGCCGATCTCCAGGTAGTTGCCGACCTCTTGCTGCCACATGGCCGGGCCGCTGGCGCCGTGCAAGCGGGTGTACTCCTCGACCGTGGGTGCGACGTTGGGCGGCACGGCCACGCCTGCCATGACCATGGACTGCGTATCCTTCGTGCGCATGGCGACGTCGTAGCGGCCCTCTGCGGCGCGTCGGCTCAGTTCAGTGCGCGCCAGGTGAAGCGTCGACCGCAGGGCCTCGGGCGAGAGCTTGGACAGGATCGGGTCGTCCTTCACCGCCTTCTCGGCCTTGGCTGGGTCGCCGTTGCCGGCCCGGTCCAGCAGCTGCTGCGGCGAGTTCTCGGCCAGCGATGTGGCGGCGCCTGCGGCCAGCGTCTCGGACGCATGACGATCGAGCTCTGCCTTGGCCGCCTCCGGCAGCGACAGCGACTGCGCCAGTGCGCGGCGGCGGGCAAGCGCGTCGGCGAAGGCGGCCGGGTTCGCATAGACAAGGCGGCGGTCGTCGTCCAGGCCGGCGCTGAAGTCGGTCGCGATCTTCTTCTGCCGGTAGCCGGTCTCGGCGTTGTAGACCTGCTCGTTCAGCTGGCCGCGCATCCGCGCCAGCGCGCTTGCCAGCCTGGGCTTGGCCATCGAGCTCGCGGCCGTGTCCTCGTCCTTTGCCCAGGTGTCGAACTCCTTCAGCAGGGTGTCCGTGGCCCCGGCCAGCCCCTGCTCGGAACCCTCCAGCTCGCGCAGCCGCTCCTGCGCCCGTAACTGCAGGCGGCTCTGGGCGTTGATGATCTGGACGTCGGCCTCGTTGGCCTGCTGGCGTTGCTGCTTCTCCTCGCGGATCTGGCGCTCGCGATCGGCGTCGCGCTGGCCGATGGACACGGCCGAGGTCACTATGTTGGCGATGCTCTGGGCGACGCCGGTGACGTTGTTGCGGCTGGCGTCGAGCGATGCATCGGGCAGCAGTGTGCGCGACTGGATCTGGGTGATGGGCAAGGACGGCATCAGGTCTTCCCCCCGAGGCGACGGGCTCGCTTGCCGCCGAAGTAGGACACGCCGCCGCCAAAGAGCAGGCTGCCGCTCTTGCTGCCGTGGAACACCGGATCCAGCAGGTAGGCCAGCTTCTCCTGCTGGCGGGAGGTCTGCTCGTCCATGCGCCAGGCGTTCAAGTCGCCCTTGTAGCGCTCGGTCAGCGCGTCCAGTTCGCCCTCGCCTGCGCTCTCACCTTGCAGCTGCGCGATGGACCCGGAGTTCGGGTCGAAGCCAGACTGAGCGGCCGCAGCGCGTTGCTCGCCAAGGCGGCGGGCGTTGGCGCGGCGGATGCGGTCCTCGTTCGCGGAGGCGGTGCGGTAGCCGCCCTCCTTGGACTGCGCGGCGTCAACGCCAGCGCTGTTGGTGTCGTAGATGCCGCCCATCATGCCGACACCTTGGCCGATCAGCTCCATGAAGCCGCTCATGCGATCCTCGCGTAGAGATAGGCATCGTGCCCGTTGGGTAGGTAGTGGCGCATTGGCTGGGGCGTCTCGCAGTTGAATCCCAGCAGCTCAGCCCACCGGCGGCCCTGGGCGAAGTTGGCGTCGACCGCCATCTCGATCCGGGCGAATGGTGTCCGGATAAAGCCCGAACGCATTTCCCTGGTCAGCGCCAGCATGTGCGGGCCGGCGCGCTCGGACAGCAGCGCCCAGGCATAGGCGCGGCCGGCCCAAAGCTCGATCAGCCCAGAGCAGCAGATCGGCTCGGCGTTGACCAGAAACGTCCAGGCCTGGCCCACGGGTGCATCGCGGTGCGATGCCAGCTCTTCGGCCTGCTGTCGCTGCACTCGCAAGTTCTGCAGGTCGCCAGGCATGAACGGGCGGACGTCGATCACCGTTCCTGCTCGTAGATGCGTCCGCCTCCGTAGCCACCGCCGCCCGGAGAGGGCGACGTGCGCGGCCCGGTGGGCGGTGCCGGCGCGATGCGCTTGAGGCGCGTCAGGTGCAGCAAGGCCCCACCGCCCTGCATGGCGTTGGCCCGCGGGCCGGTAGAGGCGGCGCCCAGGCCGCCCAGCACCAGCCGGCCCGACTCGATGTCGTCGCCAAGCGTCGGCTTCACCGACCCTCCGACACCAAGGCCTGCGGCATGACGGCGACCACCGTCAGCGGCATGGGCCGGTCCTTCTTGATGACGATGGGCATGGACTTCTCGTAGTCGCCATCCCACTCCATCTCGATGTCGCCGGTGAAGGCCGGCGGCGGGCTGCCCATGGGGACGCTGGTGTTGCGGTACTTCATTTCCTTCAGCGTCTCCTCGGAGCGGCCCGCGGTGCCGCCCAGAGAGTTGTCGACGCGGATGACCATGACGTTGGGGCGCTTGGTCTTGCCCTGGCTGGTGCCGTTGCCGCTGCCACCTTCCATATCCATGGGCTGCAGGAATCCTTCGCAGGGCAGGCCGACCTGCACCTTGGATGCCGCGCGCTGCAGCGTGATCTGACCGCCTGTGACGGTGCGGTCCGGATGGCGGGCGCCGTCGGAGAGCACCCAAACCGCCTGGCCTTCCAGGTGGCCCAGCCCGCTGATGGTGGTGGCTGGCGCGCCGTCGTAGGTCAGCAGCATGTCGGAGTAGCACCAATCCGCCTGGTCCATCTCGTCGGTCTCGTCTTGCTCCTTGCCCATGTACGCGACGTAGCGGCGCGTGACGCCGGCGATGGTGTAGCGGGCGATCAGCCAGAGGTCGTCGCGCGAGCCGTCGGGCGCTGGGATGGTCTCGACGCACTCGACACTGGCGCCGGTCATCGGGTGCCGCGTCCAGGCGACGACGTCGTGCTCTCGGTCGAAGGTGAGGGCCACGAGCTTGCCGTCGCTGCGCGCGCCCCAGACCACAGACCAAGGCTCCTGCTGGAAGGCGGCGTCCACCAGCCCGGGCTTTGGGATGTGGTGCGCGAACTTCGTGACGTCCGGGCTCTCGAAACCATCCTCCTCGAATCGAAAGGCCATGGCGCGCACCTTGCGGCCCGCCTTCTGCACGAACAGGGTGTCGCTGCCGACGCGCTGCGGCTGCACGCGGTTGCTGCCGTACTTGCTCTGGCGCTGCGCTTTGCAGTTCTGGGGGCCGAATGGGTCTGATGTCGTCGCCTCTACCACGGCCCACTCGTCGCCGGAGGTGCCAACCAGCAGCACGTCGCCGGGCGACATCCAGCGAATGGCGTTGACGCCGTCGCTGGACAGCGTGCGCTCGAAGCCGGCGTCCGCCGTGGTCACGCCGTCGATCTGGGTGGCGAAGTTCTCGAAATCGGCGGAGACGCTGAACCACACGGTCTCGTCGCGCGCGAACACCAGGCGTTCTCGGAAGAAGGTGACGGACGTCGGGTAGCCGTCCGTCGCGTTCCAGGCCTGCAGCGCCCAGCGCGTGGTGGCGTTGCCGCTGCCGACGGCGCCGGCCGGGATTTGGGAAATAACGGTCGCGCTGACGTGCGTCGAGTCGGTGAAGGCGGTGATCTCGGCCCAGCCGTAGCCCGCATCCTCGAACTGCCACTGCACCCCGTTGTCGCCATCGTAGGCTGCGCCGATGGCGTGCGTCGGCTTGACGCTGCCGGTCGTCGCCGAGTTCAGGGCGCGGTAGTTTTTGCCGTCGCTGCGTCGCAGGTCGCCGATGGCAATCGGCTTGTCCGCCTCCCATTGCTTGGTGTCGCGGACGTCCTTCTCGCCAAGGTAGATCTGCTGCCCGACCATGTCTGAGGTGAAGACCGCGGCGCTGGCCACCAGCGTCGTCGCGCCGGTCTTGGCTCCAGCGTAGATGGTGGTGGTGGTGATGTTCTGCGCCTTGAAGGGGGGCGGCGCGAAGTCCACCGCGTCCAGTGTCCAATTGGTGGGCGCCAGGCGCGACAGCTTGTAAGGCGGGTGAGACGGGTGCACCAGGTAGACGACATCCCCGGTCTGCACGTAGCGCAGCGCGCAGGAGCCGTCGGCGTTGGTCAGTTCGGCCGCGGTGTATGGCGACACGATCTCGTAGGGCGTCGACGGCCCAGTGACCACCTGGCCGTGGTTGTAGAAGAAGCGCACGTAGCCATCGCCGAACTCCAGCATGTAGGAGTCCTCGACGCCGAACTCGAATCGCACGAGCCAGCAGCGGTCGCCGCTGTCCTTCACCTCGGCGCAGAAGACGAAGCCGGGACGCGTGAAGGCTGGGCCCTGCACGGCTGGCAGGAAGTTCTCCATGCGCTTGCAGCCGCTGGCGTACTTGGCCACATCGGGCCGTCCCGCGATGTAGGGCGACAGCTCGCCGCCGTTGAACGACGTCTGCATCGGAGAGGACTTCATCAACCCTCCGTCAGTGCGCGCAGCCAGCTGCTCGGCGGGACTTGCCGCGGCGGCTGCTCGATGGCGTTGACGCGGCGCGCGTCGCGGATGGCGCGCTCCCGCTCCTGCCAAGCCAGCTCACGCTTGCTCTGGTTCTGCGTCAGGCGCTCACAGATCTCGGCAGCCAGGCGGCAAGCGAAGGCCTCGACGAACAGTGCCGGGAACAGGCCCGGCGTCGTCACGCGGCGCACGTAGCGGACGTTCAGCGGCGAGCCCTGGTCGGTCAGGATCTGCATGCCGCTGTCGCTGCCCTCCAGCTGGAACAGCGCGCCGGCATTGGAGTCGTAGAACACGTAGTTCTCGCCAACCTCCACCATGGCCAGGTAGTCGGCCGGCACTGGAAATGCGCGAGCCCAGCCGAACAGCGGTGCCGTGCTGCTGGCCGGCAGCTGCTGGCGCTTGATGGCGAAGGTCCAGGGCTGCGCAGCCAGCTCGGCGTCGAGCTTGACGTTGTAGATCGTGCGCAGCACGCCGGCCGACTCGGTCTCGTCGTTCAGGCTGACGATGCGAGCTGCGCCTGCCTTGGTCAGCGCTTGGTTACAGATCTCGACTTGGGAGGCCATTTGATGGATACCGGCAGGGGCTTGAAATTCGGCGTCAGCCGATCACCCAGTTGGTGCCGTTGCAGAACACCGGCACGGTGTTGGAGCCGCCACCGGCGACGGTGCTGCCGACGTTTGCCGACGTGTAGGCCACGGTGGCGTCAGTGACGTATCCGCGATACCCCTTGTAGCCAGAGGCAGCGGCCGGCAGTCCGGCAACGACCGGCGCGTCACCCGCGCCGATGCGAACCTGGGCATTGAGGTGCAGGACCTGAGCCGCCGCGGTCGTCTCGCCCTTGCCGTAGATCAGGCCGATGTTTTGGCAATTGGCGATGTTGGTGCGGTCGCCGCCTGTGTCGACGAACAGCTGCCGGCTGGCATTGGCATAGCGGCCGGCATACGGCCCGAGCGCCGCGCACTGGTCGGCGGTGTTGATGTCGCGCAGCGCGAAGTAGCCGATGCCCACGTTGAGCTGGCCCAAGCCGCTGGCTGTGCCGCGAAGCGAATCGCGACCCAGCGCCGTGTTGAACTGCGACGTGCCGCCCAGGCCCGCGTTCGACCCGGACGAGTTGCCGACGAAGGTGTTGCCGCCCTGCGTCGTGACATTGAAGCCGGCGCTATAGCCGAGGAGCGTGTTCTGGATGCCCGTCGTGATGGATTGGCCGGCATGCGTACCCGCGCCGACGTTTTCATAGCCGGTTGTCAGCGTCGTGAGCGAATAGGTGCCGACGGCAACATTTCGGCGGCCGGTTGTGCAGGAGTACAGCGACTGGTAGCCCACCGCAGTGGAGGCATAGCCGACGTTGTTGTTGAACGCTTGGTAGCCAACGCCGGTGCTCTGGTCGCTGGCGCGCAGAAGCGGGACGGAGCCGTCCGTGACGACGCCACGGTTGGTCGCGTTCCAGTTCGCCGGGCTGCCAAGCGAGCCGTCTGCGGTGTTGTCGGTGTAAGTAGTCGTCGTGTTGTCGCTGATCTCGACCAGGAAGCGGTAGTCCTTCGGATCGGTCGGAGTGGCGGGCGTGCGATAGATGCGGCGTGCCGTCGTGCCGGCCGGGCCGATGGGGATGGAGGTGAGGTTGACCTGCTGCGACGACGGATTGACGACCGTTGCCGTGCCGGGCCAGGGGGCGGTTTCACCCTGCGCCGTGACGAAGGTGACGGTGTAGTAGTAGGCGCCTGTCAGGCTGCCGGCCGCACCTACGGCGCTGGTCGGCGTGCCGCTCGAAGCCGCAACCTGGTCGCCCACCAGCTTGGAAAGCCCAGCCCCTGACACCAAGCCTAGGGAATCGCCGTTCTGATCGACGATGTCGAGAATGGCGCCACTGGTCGCGTCGATCTTCTTGCGCAAGCCTGCGATAGGTGTGTAGGTCTGCGGCATCTCTTACCCCTTGGTTTGGTTGGCGTCGGCGTAGCAGCCTGTCGCTGTCGTGACGACGGCCCGGATGCGGCCCGGCGGCAACTCGAACAGCGCCCAGCCGTTCGCGGAGATGGCGGCGCCGACGTTCAGCCATGTGGCGTCGTCGGGCCCCATGTACTGGAGCTGGACGTTGCCGCCGCCCCAGGTGGCCACGGCCGAGAACATGCCCCGGCCACCGCCCCAAAGGAAAGAGGCGCCGTTGCCAGCGCCTGCGTTTTCGAGAAGTCGCGGCATCGAGGCCTCCTCAGTTCGGCGGCCAGGTGTCTTCGAGCACCCGAGCCATGAGCAGCTCCAGCGCGCGAATCGCGGCGCCCTTGCTGTTGTTGGTGGCGTCGTAGGTGACACGCACCTCGACGTGCGCGCCGGCCGTGGTGGACGCGGTCTCGGCGACCTGGGTCTTATCCTGGCCGAAGTTCACGCTGTAGAAGCGATCCGCCATTGCTGGCCTCCAGATGGAAAGACCGGGGCCGAAGCCCCGGTCGTTGGGTCAGCGAACGACGTAGACGCGGGTCCGGACGGAGCCGGTGCCGTCGCAGGCGCCGGTCAGGGTCCATGCGACGTCGTACTCCTTGCCGGGGTCAGACGACAGGCCCAGCATCTCCCACACGCGCTTCTCGCCGTTGGCGATCAGGCCGCCGGCCGCAGCCGCCTCGTCGGTGATGTCCGAGTCGATGGCGCCGCCGTTGAAGGACACCGCCGAGGCGAAGAAGTCGACGTCCACCACCGTGCCGCCGTTCGGGTGCGTCAGCAGGTCGTAGAGGCCCAGGTCCGCAGCGGTCGTGGTGCCCATGTCTGCGGTCGTGGTGACGCGGATGCGGTCCATGAAGTCGCTGGACTTGATCTTGCCGACGCGGTACGTCGAGCCGACGCTGTCGCCGGAGGTGATGGTCGACATCGCATTGACTGCGCGAACGACCTCGCCGTCGGCCAGGCCGCGGGAGTTCTGCACGCGGGGGAGCGCGTTCGCGTTCGTCACCGCCGTGCTCTTGAGGGCAACAACTGCCATGATGGTTCTCCTTCAGTTGGGGTCAGCGGATCAGGACTCGTTGCACTTGATCTCGATCAGGCGCTTGGCGTCGCGGCGGACCGAGCCATAGTGGCCGTCGCCGTAGGCCTGCCAGGGCTCGCCGCGCAGGTCGTTGCGCTGGGACACGCGGGTCTTGGCGCCGCCGTTCCAGACGCACGACGCCATGGCGCGGCGCGTGTAGAACGGGATGCGGCGGTAGCCACTGCCGTCCGTCTGCAGGCGGTTGCTGAGGATCCACTGGATCCCCATGTAGTTGCTGCCCACGATGGTGCCGGCGTCGATGATTCGCTTGCTGGTGAAGTCGGTCGAGGTGACCTCGATCTCGTTCATCAGGTTGCGCTCCTGCTTCGGGCTGATTGGGCAGAAGATCTGCTCGTCATCCTCGATCCCGACTTCCTGGCTGCGCAGGATCTCCAGCGCCGCCTGGATCTTCTCGACGTTGAGGCCCGAGGTGGCGCCGCCGACGCTGACACCGACCTGGAAGCCGGCCGCGAAGCTGTCGGTGGCGATGCCGCCGTTGTTCGTCTCCAGGTTGCGATCGGCGAAGAAGGCGCGGATGGCCTCGTCGTCCTGCTTACGGTTGAGCGCCGACACGATGCCCATCACGTACTCGCTCTGGGGGTTGGCGTTCATCTGCATCTGCTCGATGGAGTCGAACAGAACCGCCTTGTCGAAGTGGCGCGGGTAGACCCACGGGCGCTTGTGGTCGGGGTTGGTGCCGACCATGGGCTCGTAGAGGCCCGTGCGCTCGTCGGCCTCGAAGGCCTCGATCAGGTTGATGACCGTGGCGGCCTTGCCGACGGCGGTCTCGGGGGTGAAGGTGCTCGCGATGCGCGGACGCATCTGCTGGGCGACGAGTTCGACAGCCGAGGCGTACTGCTGGCTGTAGAAGGCAATGCTGTTGTCAGGCATGGCTGGCTCCGATGGGTTGGATCACTGGGGTTGCTGATCGCCTGGCCTGCCCCTTGCGGGAGCCTCGCTTGCGCGTGTCGTGCGCCAACCGCCATGTCTTCCCCTGGAGCCATCGGAGGCCCGCCGGCCCTGCCCGATCCACCGGTTTCCCGGCTGTCTGGCGGGCAATGTCGGCGGCCGGGGGGCGAACGTTTTTCCCTACTTCACGCCGGCCACGATGCGGTCGAGCTTCTGCAGCTCCGCCCACTCGGCGCTGTTGGCCACCATGGCCTTGGTGCGCCAGTCCTTGTCGGCCATCAGCTGCGTGCGGCGGGCCTTGGCGCCCTCGGGTGTCATGCCGAAGCTGCCCATCTCGCCCATGCCCTCGGCGCCGTGCTCGCGCATTAGGTCGCCTGCCTTGGCCAGGGCCTTCATGACCTTGGAGAAGCCCACGGCGGTTTCCAGGGTCTCGATGCTCGACTCGTCCAGGCCGAGGCCCACGGCGGCGCGGCGGGCCAGCTCCTTGCGCATGTCGTACTCGCCGCCCCAATCACGCTTCAGCCCGGACTGCTCCGCGTCAAGCGCGGCCGTGATCGCCTGCTGTTCGGCGGCCGCCTGCGCTGCAGCGTGCTCGTTCATCTTGGCGGCCAGCGCCTGCCCCGCCTTGAGGGGGATGCCAGCTTCATGCATCCACCCGGCCGCAGCCTTGGCGAAGGCCGGATCGCCGCCCTGCGGCACCGGCAGCTTGTAGTCGTCGGGCGTGCCCGGGCGGCCGAGCTTCGAGTAGAAGTCCGACCACTCGGCCGGCGTGGCGTCGTCCTTGGGCAGCACGATGGTGCGGCCGGCGCGGTCGGCGCCAAGCAGCTTCTCCAGGTTGCGGTGTCCCTGCACGGCGTCGAGCGGCGACTTCCAGCCGGCGTTCTGGGCGTGGCCCAGCAGTTCGGCATCGGGGCTCTCGCCCAGCCATGCCAGCGGGCCCGGTGCGGGCGGGGCCGGCGGCGTGGGAGCGCCAGGCGGGGTTGGTGCGCCGCCACCGCCGCCACCGGCGTCAGCTTCGTTCATGAGGGGGTAACGCTTGTGAAAGCGGAATCGGGTGTTCATTCGTCGTTCGTCCTGTGTTGCGCGATCCGGTCGATCTGGTCGGCGCTGAGGTTGCACATGGCGCAGATGCGGTTGAACACATCGCGCCGCCCTTCCGCGAAGGCCATCGCAAGCGGATCGCTTGCCTGCGTGACCTGCGAAACCTTGAGGGTGGACCGGCTGGCGTAGCAGTAGTTCGCCAGATCCTTCATGACCGTCTCGGCGGCCGGCGTCAGCTCACCGCCAGGCGTCCTGAACAGCGCTCGGTAGCACCACGCCCGATTGCGCAGGCGCGCGCGGACGCGCTCGAATGCTTCGTTCCAGCCCATAGCCGGCTCCTTCCGTCAGAGTTGAGGACGGCCGCCAGCGGCCTGCATCCTGGTGAGGTTGGCGGCTGCGGACGACACGGCTGGCGCTGCCTCCACGAGCTGCTGCATCTCGGCCTGCTGCGCGCGCTGCTCCTTGGCATCGGAGATGGCCTGTGCGTCGTTGAGGTACTTGGCTGGCACGCCGTTGATCTCGGCCAGGCCCAGCGCCATCTCGGGCAGCTTGAAGGCGTCCAGCACGCTCGGGTCGGCCTCGGCCATCGGCAGCGCGGCCTCCAGCGTGCGCGTGATGGCGATGCCCTCGCTCGCTCGCATGGCTTGGCGCATCGGGCTGGTGTACTCGATGCGGTACTCGCCAGCGGCCTCGATCATCTCGGGCGGCATAGGCGGCAGCTGACCAGAGCGCGCGCCCAGGTCCAGCTCGCGCTCGGTGATCGGGCCCAGGCACTCGGTCTCCAGCCGGCCGCCGATGGGCGCGAGCTGAACGGCACGCTCCTGCATCAGCTCCAGCGTCTGTGTGGCCGTCATGTTCGGGTGCTCGACCAGCACGCGGAAGACGTCCAGCAGGAACGCGCTGGCGATGATCTCGCGCTCCTTGTCCATCATGTCCATGCCGATCTCGACCTTGGCGCCGGTCAGCAGCGGTTCGACCATTCGCTGGCCCTGGCTGTTGATGCCGCCGAAGTTCAGAGCGCCCGGCACCATGCTGAAGGCTCCCAGCACGCCGTCCTCGGACAGCAGCAGCGGCGGGTCCACGATCTTCTGGCCAGCCTGGATGACCGTCTTCTTCATCGCATTCAGCACCTTGATGTCGCTGAGTGCCATCCAGGCCGGCGAGCGGCCGTAGACCTCGCCGGGCGAGGTCATGTAGCGCATGGTGCCGAACGGCCAGGTGTTGAAGCCGCCCTCCTGCAGCGCGACCTTCTGGCCGGTCAGGAAGTAGCACGACGCCCAGGGCATGCCGGCGTGTCCGACGCGCTCCGGGTCGTAGTCCTCGCGCGGCATGACGACGTGCGCCACCTCGACCTGCTCGTCCGGATACCTCTGCAATCGAGCGGCCAGCTGCGTCGGCATGTCGGCGACCTTGAAGCCCTGGGCCTTCTGCTTCTCGATCCACGAGTGCAGCTGGCGCAGCGACCACGACCACCACCGGAACACCGTGTCGACGATGCCAGCGTCGTTCTCCATGATGATGGTCCGCGCCAGGTGCAGCGACTTGTAGCGCAGGAACGGCCGGCGCATCCGGCTGTTCGGGTCCACCGCCCAGCCCTCGTCAACGTAGAGGTTGCCGGTACCGAACACGAAGCCCTGCAGCGACGACTCGCCCATCTGCGCCTCGAAGGCGCCGCGCGGGGAATAGCGCGCCTGGAAAAGCCAGTCGGTGGCGGCGTCCAGCCACACGGCCACGCTGTGGATCTTGTCCAGGTCCGGGTTGCCGGTGCTGAGCTTCTGGTATCGCTGGTTCGACGGCCAGACGAAGGTCGACACCACGGCATTGGCCTTCTGCGCAGCCAGCGCAGCCGTCGCATCGAACATGTGCTCGGTGCGGCGAGCGCCGTCCGAGCGCTGGGTGTTGAAGTCGGCCATGGACGGCAGCACACGGTCGGCGATCTGCTGCCAGGTGTCTTCCCAGTTGCCGCGGTTGCCCCGTGCCGTCTCGAAGCGGCGGATGACGGCCTCGATGTCCATCACTGGCCCAGCAGCTGCTTGGCGGCGGTCTGCGGCGGCGCCTGATTGCGGTCCGTCAGGATGGACGCGGCGCGCCCCTTGCGGCGGCGCAGTTGGTCCTGGTAGTCCTGCTGCGCACCGGCGGTGTCCTCGATGGTCGGAGGCGGTGGCGCGGGGGTGGATTGGATCTTGGGGCGGAGAAAGGACATCGGCGGCACTCCGGAAGTGCCGGCAATGTCCTGCCCGGGTGGGCGAACGTTTTTCCCTAGCCCAGCGGGTTGTAGTCCGTCGCTGCCACGCGTGTGCGGCCCAGCGGCTGCCGGCTAGTGCGCGTGTCCTTGCGCTGGACCGGCTCGGCGAAGGTCAGCGCGAGCGCGTCACCATCGTCAGGGCTGGGCAGGCCGCGCTTCTTCATGTCTTCCTTCTTCTCTAACTGCAGGCGGCCGTCCTTGTCGAAGCCGTACTCGCGCGCCGTAAGGTCGTCGGCCAGTTCGGAGTCGTCGTCCAGCTGCGCCGTGGGCAGCCAGTCTTTGATGGCCTGGTACATCTCGGCGGCCTTGTTGTAGAAGTCCTGCTCGTTCTTGGCCTTGCCGCCGAAGTTGACCTCGATGACCCGGTAGTTGCGGCTCTTGAGGATGTCAACCACCGCGCCGCCAATGCCGCCACCGTCGATGAACACGGCGTCTGGGTTCGTGCGGTCGATGATGGTGGCGATGCGGTTGGCCGTGTAGACCGTGTCCATGCCGCGCCACTTCTCGGGTCGCATGCCTCGCGTGGTCCGGCCCTGGCGCCCGCGCACGACGTTCTGGTCGTCGCCGAAGCGGGCGATGTCGCAGCCGAGGATGAACGGCGCGCCAGGGTCGATGCCGTCAGCCTTGCGCTTCTGCGCGTCCTCAACAAGGTCGGTCCCGATCAGCTGGCTCACACCGGCCCGCGGGAAGATGCCGCGCACGCGAATGCGCACGAAGTCGCTGTCCTCGCCGTAGTCCTCAACCCACTTCTCGAGCTGGGCCTTGTTGGTGCCCTCGACGGTGCGACTGTCGATCTGGCGATGCGCCCAGCGGTGGCGGCGCTTGCCAAAGCACTCCTTGAACCGACCGGTGTTCCGTGTGGGGTTGCCGAACGCCAGCCACAGGATCTCGGTGTCGGCGTCGGTCAGCGCGCCCTCGGACACCTCCCAAATCTCGTCAGGGATAGCCGATGCCTCGTCGAAGATCAGCAGCACGCGCTTGCCTTCGTTGTGCAGGCCGGCGAACGCCTCGGTGTTGGTCAGGCTCCAGGCGATCGCATCGACACGCCAGGTCTTCTCGTGGTCGCCCTGCGTGCTGTAGAGCGCTGTGGCCGTGAAGGTGAACCAGTGCCGGATGACCGACATGCGGTGCCACTTGGCCAGCTCCGGCCAAGTCTTAGAGACCAGCTGCTTCTCGGTGTTGGCCGTGACCACGCCGCGCGTGTCCTCCCGCGTGGCCAGCGCCCACAGGATCACCATCGAAACCAGCGCCGACTTGCCGATGCCGTGGCCAGACGCGGTCGCGATCTGGATCGCATCCTCCACGGTTGCGCCGTCGCGCAGCTTCTCACCCATCAGCTCGAGCGTTTCTCGCTGCCAGGTGCGCGGACCTGGGTGCTTGGCCAGTTCAGTGCCCTCCTTGCCCCACGGGAACGCGTAGAGCACGAAGCCCAGCGGATCGTGCTGGAACCCGGCGATGTCTTCGGTCAGCTGCTTCTCGATATGGTCCATCAGCTGCGTCCTGCATTCACGCGCTCGCGCGCTTCGCGCAGGGCCTGGGCGCGGTCGACCACCTCGACGACGACCTTGTCATTGAACAGCCGGTGATGCCGGCCCAGCATCTGCAAGGCGGCCTCCTTGGCGAGCTTCACCTGGAATCGTCCCTTGGCATCCCACGACCAGCCGACGATGGCCCGCCGCACATCCTCGGGCAGCTTGGCGATGTCGGCTGGGCGCTTGACGTTGATGAGGGCGGCTGGGTCCAGCATGGCCATGTGCTCGATCTCCGTCAGAACACGGTCGGCGGTGATCTGCGTACGCTCGCCGCGAGCCTTCATGGCCTGGGCAACGGCGTCCGCAACCTCGGGCCGACCCAGCAGCGTGTGCGAGATCTGCTTCGCCGTCCGCTCGCTGTAGCCGGCGCGGATCGCCGCCTGCGTGGCGTTCAGGTCCACCAGGTATTCGCGGACGAAGGCCTCCTGCTTTGGCGTCACGCCGGCTCCTTCGCCTTCTTCCGCGGCGCCGACGCAGTTGCTGCCTTGCGCGCTTTGGTCGCCTTCGCCATCTGGTGGATCGGCGGCCACTGCGGCAGCGGCGCGCGCATCTGCGGGGCGTTGTTCGGGTCGCGGTTGAAGTTGACCCGGTGCCCACGGACCACCGCCGCGACCGGCAGCTGATCGCGCGTGCGCTGCAGCGTCTCGCACCAGAAAGCGATTAGCGCCTCGCCACGGTAGTGCAGCGGCTGGGCGCCGTTTTTGTAGTGGGCAATCATGCGCAGCGTGAGGTCGCAGCCGATGCGCTGGCTGATGTCCCTGCGGCTGAGGCCAGCATGCATCAGCTGATCGAGCACCTGGTGCCAGTCCGGCGCCATCTGCGGCGCCCTCACGACCAGCTCCCGGTCAGAGCCCGCCGGCCAGCTTCTTCAGCAGCCAGTAGGTCTGGAGTGGGTTCAGCAGCACCAGCAGCACGACCAGTACGGCCCTGGTCTCGCTCACGCCGGAGGGGAAGGCCGCCATGACGAGCTGCACCAGCGCCGTGGTGATGGCGATGGAGACAGCGATCAGCAAGGCCTTGAACATGGGCCGCCATTGTGCGGGTGAGATGACTTCGTGTCACGAACTTGCCTCCTGGTCAGCTTTCGTCAACGGCCGCTCCGGGTTCGCCGCATCCGCGGCCCACGCCTGGCGCACCTGCTGCTCGGTGACGCCGGCCTGTTCGCAGGCCATGCGGAGCTTGCGGCCGCGCTCGCCACGGCGGAGGAAGATGCGGGCCAGGCCGCGGGCGACGCAGCCGCGGCAGCCGGCGGCGAACTGGTGCGACTCCACGGCCGCGGCTTCGGTGCAGGCGGGGCAGCTCAAAACGCGCCCTCCTCTTCCGGCTCGGGCAGTAGCAGCGTGAACTGCGCGCCCGACACCGGCTGGCCGAACTCGATCTCGACGCCCCAGGGCCCGCGCTTCTGCTCGTAGACATAGCGCACCTGGTTGCGGTGCTTGTCGTCGACGCCGAGCCATGCCGCGACCTGATCTCGCACGCCCTTGAGCGCGCCGACGAGGTTGTCGTCGTCCACGCCGGCCGACGGCGCAACGCGGGTCAGGCGCACGCTGCAGGGGATGGGCGGCTTGGGCTTGCCGTAGAGCGCGGTTGCAGTGGCCGTGCGCTCGGCCTTGACGCGCTTGGCGCGGACGGCGAAGTGCTCGCGGACGTTGAGTCCGGGGACTGTGCGGATGGGGACGTGGATCATGCCCGCAGCCCCAGCGCCTCGATCAGCGCTCTCAGCCCCCAGCCAAGCAGCGGCATGCCCACCAGGATGTAGGTCCACCAGAACGCCGCGGCGGTGATGCGGGGAAATGCGCGCGGGCGCGCGGGATGGGTGCGACGCAGCGCCGCGGCCTTCACCTCCAGCCACTGAGACCCCAAGCGCAGCACTTGGGCGAGCACGCGAGCGGGCATCATGCTGCCACCGCCGCAGCCCAGGAGCGGCATGCTCCCGACGAGATGACGCTCGGCGCCTTCGTGACCGCGAAGCGATCCGGCGGCGTCGGCAGCTTCGTGATCTTCGCTCGCGACATGTCGGCCGGGCCATCGACAAACGCCGGGCCGCGTGCCTTGATGACGACAGGTGCGGCCTTGGCGTTGCTCTTGAGCTGCGCCATCAGGCCGGCGGCCTTCGTCTCGGCCTTCAGGCGGGCCTGCTGACTCTTGGCCGAAGCGGCCTCGCGCTGCTTGGCGGCGGCCTTCGCCTCTCGCTCGAGGCGGGCGCGCTCTTTGCGCTGTTCGGCCTCGGCCAGTTGCAAGGCCTCGCGCTGCGCCTTCTCGGCGGCCCGCTTTGCAGCGTCCTCCTGCACCCTCGCCTGGCGCGCCGCCTTGCGTTCGGCGTTGCGCTTGATGTAGTACGGCATGCGGTTGGCTGTCGCCTTCTTTCGCGCGCTCTTGCGCTCGGCGATGGCCTTGTCCTTCGCCTTGACGTAGGCATCGCGCGCCTCGGCCGTCTTGAAGTAGTGCGTCGTCCACGCGCGGCCGCCGGACTCGGGATCGGCCTTGGCGCGCGCATGGAACGCTTGGCCGGCGTAGACCAGCGCATCCATGACGCGGGTCGCGTTCTCGTTGCTGGCGTACCCGAGCGCATCGCGAATCTCGGCGATGGTGATGCCGTCGCGCAGGATCTCGAGGGCCTGCTGCCGGCGCAATTCGGCGCTGATGTAGGGACGGGTCATGTCGATGTGCTCCAGGGTTTGCAAGCCGACTCCGTCATGCCCAGGAGGGCACAAGCGCTCGGCGGGTTGGTGGTGTTCACTGGCTGCGTGGAAATGCGCGCAGTGGTCGCGCCTCGTGCACCAGCCGCCCATGCAAGGGGTCAGGGTCATGGCTGGGCCTCCCACTGCAGCGCCTGCGCTTCGGCGTTCGCCGTCGCGTCGTCCTGCTCGTCGAAGGTCATGCTGGCCGGGATGGCGTGCTTGCGCATGGCCGGCGGCAGCACCTCGTCGGGGATGAGCGAGATGCCGGCGAACAGCACGCTTTCGGGCATGTCGGACCCCCACAGCGCGCGGCGCCACGCGTCCTTCTGCGACTGGTGCAGGGTCTCGCCGGCCTCTTCGCGCCGCTGCAGATCCTTCGCCCAGCCCTTGGGGTCTTGCCCGTCGACGCGCATCTGCTCGACGAGCGACGTGACGGCAGCGCGGAACGACTCGCGCCCGCCGGCC